TTGTCGCATGGAATAAGCGGATTGGAGAGGAGCATACAGATGGATCGTTATGATGAGATTATGGAACGAATGAAAAGAATAGGCTGCACGACAGAAGAACAGGTCATCCTGCAGTTGGATCGTGAGCTGGAACGGAGCAGAGACCGGATAAAGCAGGAAATGGAATATAGTGCGCGGCTGAAGGACGAGATTTTTACAATTAAGAAGACTACTCAAGAGTTGAGAGAAGTACATTGCGAGGTTCTGGAACGGTATGAATGTCTAAAGGATGAATGTGAGGAGTTGATGCGACTGAATGCCGAATATGCCGAAAAGCACCTGCAGATCCGTCTGGTAGATCCTGAATTTCCGGAGCTTGTGCCGGTAAAGGAGTCAGAAACGACATCTATTCTTATCACATCCCAGAGAAAGATCCGGGATTTCGAAGTGTATTTTCAGGAGGATTGAAAATGTATGAATGGATTCCATGTAAAAAGAGGCAGCCGGCTGAGATCGGGAACTATCTGATCACAACCAGTAAGGGAAATACATGGGTGGCCAGATGGGATGTACTAGGTTGGTGTGGCAGATATAAAAACGTCCAGGCATGGATGCCATTGCCGGAACCATATGAAAAGAGAACAGACGATGAGATACATTGATACGCAGTTGGCAAAATTTAATTTGCTTATGGCAATTATGCTTTGGATAAAAAGGAGAACAAATGAGCAAATTCGTTGATTTCTATCTCATTGGCGAATTAGTGGATTCACATGGCAATGTTCACTATGAGGACTTAAAGAATCTTCCGACAGCCGATGTGGTTGAGGTGGTTAGGTGTCGAGATTGCACATGGTGGAAAAGCATTTTCTCATGGAACGGCAAAGAACACAAAGTATGTGTGAGAGGATCAGTCGAGCCACCAAGGGAATCAGATGACTATTGCTCATACGGAGAAAGGAGAGAAGAATGACAAGGGATGAAGCGATTAAGTGGTTGCAAGGTATCGAGGAAAGATATTTTCATGGTGGGGATGAAGCCTATGATAAAAGGCGAAGAGAAGCCGTTCGCATGGCAATCGAAGCACTTGAGCGGAAGCATGGGGAGTGGATTATTCAAAACGGAATGGTTGTCTGCTCCGAATGTTTTGAGCCGAATTTTGAAACGAACTTCTGTCCTAACTGCGGTGCGGATATGAGAGGAGGCTATGATGAGAAACCCATGTAAAGAGTGCATTTACTATCATAAAGAGAATAACACGTGTCAATCTAAGAAATGTGCGACAGGAGGAGCTGGACGCATAACAGTCTTAGACAGGATGTTTTGTGAGCCAATGAAGCGAAATTGTGCAAGTGTTCCTAACTGCGGTGCGGATATGCGAGGTGAAGAAAATGACGAGGGAAAGATGACAAGGGATGAAGCGATTAAGTGGTTAGAACGCATCGAAGAACGATACATTCACGGTGGTGACGAAGCCTATGATGCAGCTCGTAAAGAAGCCTTGCACATGGCAATCGAAGCACTTGAACGTCAGCGGGGGGAGTGGATGTACTTGCATGAGGATAACTACAAATGTTCTATATGTGGATCGTGGTGGTGTTGTATCGATGATTTGCAGATGGACGAGATGGACTACTGTCCCTGCTGCGGTGCGAGGATGGTGAGCATATGATTACGATGAGCATCTTACAATACATTTTAGGTTGCATTCTCTTGATCTGCGGTGGAATTCAATTAGGGATGCTAATTGTAAAGATTATCAATGCACGAGATAAGAAACAAAAAAAGAAAGGTAGAGAAGAATGACAAGGAAAGAAGCGATTGATGATTTAAGAACAATAAAAGGTTTTTTGGCAGGTTTATGTGGTGTAACACCGTTGTGTTTCGACTATGCAATCGAAGCACTTGAGCGTAAGCGTGCTATCTGGATGCCGATTCAAAGAGGTGACGAAGGTTACAGTGCAGGAGACTTTATCTGCTCATGCTGCGGGAAACCAAACAAATGCTATTCAGTAACTGACTATTGTGCGTCGTGTGGTGCGCAGATGCAAAGAGGAGAAAAACATGAATGAGTACAGGGAAAACCTTTTATATGCCCAGATCGGAGAAAAACTCATAGGGGAAGAAGAAATCTTTGAACATATCAGGGACAACGAAATACGGATCCGTTATCTGGAGAGCAATAAGCCTGCAGGAAAGAGCAAAAGAGTTATTTTAGGAGAATGCAGGAAGTTCTCGGATAGAAATCGGCAGATACTAGAGGCTTGCAACATCCGGAAAGAGGATATCCCTGATTTTGTGATCGTTATCTATAAAGAGCGCATACATGGATTTACCAATGAGCAGCTTCGGATCCTGATCATGCATGAGCTGATGCATATTGGTGTAAAAGAGGACAGCGAGACAGGAGTGGTTTCGTATCACATCGTAAAACATGATCTGGAGGACTTCCGAACCATTATAGAGCAGTTTGGTACAGATTGGGCAGCAGATAAGACTCAGATCACATGGCAGCAGGTCATGGAAGCAGCTTCGGAAAGAACGGTTGATGAAGAGACCGGTGAAATAATAGAAGGATGATATGAGCAGTCAGCAAGAGATCAGGACCTTTAAAGTCGTCATAAAAAGAGAGACTGAGGATGGCATGGTGACCAGGAAGCATACAATGCATGGAGTTAATCAGTCGGAAATCATTAAAACAATAAAAAGGGATTATGCGTTAGCAGATTGTTGGGATTGGAAGATCAACATCAGGGAGTGCAATGAATGAGGACAGAAGGAATTCCAAATGCAGTAATGAATTTCATATTGCGGGATTTAAGGGAAGGCATTCCAGCGAATGTGATCGCAAATACCTGGGGCTATTCAAAGGAACAGATCAAATACATTGAACAGGAATACAACTACTTCCGCAAAGTTTGGAAACCATTTAAACAGGCAACTTGGAATGAAGAATAAGAAAGGGATAGAGAAGTTAATAGGTAGGATAAAAAAGCGAACATTCGCAGGCGTGGTTTGTGAACAGGAAGTATACACCGTAACCCCTCACGGCTATAAAAAGGCATCCACATCCGAACCACGCCTGCGGTTCAACAATGAAGCCGAGCGCGCAGCTCACCGGGAAGGAATCTCCCGGAGGAAGCACGCCCGGCTTATTAATGCCAATTTTCTTCCGGGCGATCTGTATGTCACATTGACGTTTAATGGCAGAAATGAGTGCCATAGCTACGCAGAATGCTGGATGTTGCTGCGCAGATATCTCAAACGGATCCAACGTAAATATCCGAAGGCAAAGCTTGCCTACTACTGTGGGAGAGGCGAAAACACCAACAGGTTTCACGTGCATCTTCTGGCAGCAGGAGTACCGGAAGACTTTCTTATAAAGAAGTGGGGATATGGAGAAGTAGAAGATGTGAAACAACTGTGGGCACACTGCATCTATGATGGCATTGATCATGGAGCGGATTATACAGCTCTGGCAAATTATTTGTTTGATCACTGGGAGCCGGAACAGGGACCGCATAGGTATCACCATACCAGGAACCTGGAACAGCCGCAGGCGGAAGATTATACCGAATGTAAAAGAAACTACAGTGCAGAGAATCCACCAAAGGCACCAAAGGGATATAAGCTGGTGGAAGTGAAGACGACCAGATATGGATATCTCTACTTTAAATATGTAAAGGAACCAAGACAGCCGTTTATGGATTTTGATGCAGATATCCGAAAGCCGAAACGGATCCGAAAGAGGCGGACGAAGCATGGACCGCCGGAGGAAGAGTTTCTTTAAATATATATAGAAACAAAGCAGTCTTTTATTTAGCCTTGTAAATGTGTAAGGTTTTTGAACCGGAGGAGGATCATGGAGATAACGAAGCTGTTTGATCGGGAACGAAGGATGTGGAAACAGATTGAAAAAGATACAGAACGGTATGCAGAGCTGATGGCAGAAGCAACAGCTGTGAGGGCATTTGCATATGAACAGGACAAAGTAACTGGATCCACAGAGGTTGGGAGTAAGCAGGAGAACATTGTACCTGAGTATGTTGATCTTGAGGAAAAGATTGAGAAGGAAAAAGAGACGTGGAATCATCTGCGGTTCCATCTGTTCGCTTTGATCCAGAACCTGCATCCGAAAGAACAGCAGGTGATCAAAGCATATTACATGGATCATAAGAGCAGACAAGAAATACAAGAGAAGCTGCAGATGCCAAGGCGCACGTTCTTCCGCTACCACTCGAACAGTCTGGTTAAACTGGAGAAGATGCTGAGGGAATAAAGGGGACTAAAGTTGTTGCTTGGCACTGTTTTTGGTGCTAAGATAAACATGATAAAGTATGCCAAGACGTCTTGAGAGGCGTCTTTTATTATGTCTAGGACCTTGCAAAAGGTCCTTTTCTTATGCACAGAAAGGAAATGGTTATGGCAGCAGCTAAGAAAGAAACCACAAAGAAGGCAGCAGAGAAGAAGCCTGCGGAAAAGAAACAGACAGCGAAGAAAGAAGAGTTCGAAACTTTTAAGGCCCAGGTAGTCTATGGCAGTCTGAATGTCAGAAAAGATCCGGAGATCAAAGAGGGGAATATTATTAAGTCCCTTCCGGTCGATACTGTGGTGACGATCATTGGCCAGAAGGATGACTGGTACAAGATCGAAGAAGGCTGGATCATGTCGAAGTACACCGACAGAGTAGAGAAGTAAACATGGCGAAGAAGCAGCGTCGCCCGGATCGGGAGGGATCCTACCGGACAGCCTTCGAGAAGAACAGACAGATCGTACTGAAAACACAGAACATCTGTGGAATATGCGGGAAGGAAATAGACCCCCGATTTAAATACCCCCATCCTTTAAGCCCCACGGTAGACCATATCGTTCCGGTGTCGAAGGGAGGGCATCCATCGGATCTGTCGAACTTACAGGCAGCTCACAGGTGGTGCAACAGGTGGAAGAGTGACCGCCTGGTGGCCAGTCAGCGGAAAGAAAACATTTTCGAAGAAAACGAAAAAGAAAATAAAAAAATAGATCTTCCGCAACATTATGATTGGTCAACATACAGAGCTGAAAACACAGAAAATTGACAGTCTTCATTTCTCCAGAAAGTTAATTGATTGCCGACCAGGAAACCAGGGGGGCATACCTCCCCTGGTACATCCCGGCCGTCATACCACCCGCCTTACTGAGCGAATTTTCGCGCGAAGGTTTTCAAAAGTTGAGGAAAATGGAGCAAAAAATTCATTATCGCGCGCACGCGAGAAAAAGCATGTCGTTTTTGGTCGTATTTGGACGCAAAACGTACATGGAAACAGGTGAAAACACATGAAAAAACGGGCATGGAAATCAAAGATCCGGAACGCCTGCAAGGAAGCCGGCACGTATAAACCGTTCTTTGATCATGTGATCAATACCCTGGCGGAAGTCCTGGAAAAGAGGGATGAAGCCATGGAGATGTATAACATGGACGATTCCGAGAAGATCGTCATCGAGGTCACCAATAAAAACGGCACAGCGAAGGTGAAAAATCCGCTGATCGCAATTTGGGAGGACCTGAATAAACTGGCTCTTAATTACTGGCGCGACTTGGGACTGACACCGGCCGGGCTGAAAAAGCTGAACGATGAAAGTTTTGCAAAAACGGAAAAGCAGAGCAATTCTCTTTTAGGTTTGCTCGAAAGACAGAAGGAATCAAGAAAAGATGAGTGATTACAAAGGAATTCCATTTTTGAAAAGAAAGCTGGCTGAAAAGCAGAGCCGGATCGAGATCAGATATCAGTATTACGAGATGAAAAACATTGTAAGAGATCTGAACATATCGACACCGGCACAACTCAGGTGGCTGAATGAGGTGCTCGGATGGTGCGCAAAGGGCGTTGATACACTGGCGGACAGACTGGTCTTCCGGGAATTCCGGAATGATAATTTCGGAATCAATGAGATCCTCCAGGTCAACAATCCGGATATCCTTTTTGACAGCGCGATCCTGGCTGCAATGATCTCAGCATGCAGCTTTATTTACATCTATCCGGATAACGACGGAACGCCACGTCTGCAAGTCATTGACGGATACAACGCGACAGGTGAAGTAGATCCAGTGACAGGCCTCCTGAAAGAAGGATATGCCGTTCTCCAAAGAGATTCGGAAACAAAACAGCCTGTGATGGAGGCATATTTTGTTCCGGGAATAACATACTACTATGACGTGAAGAACCAGAGCACCAGAGTGTTCAAACATCCGGTAGAGCATCCGTTATTAGTGCCGATCATCTATCGGCCGGACAGCATCCGTCCGTTTGGACACAGCCGGATCAGCCGAGCGTGCATGGCTCTCCAAAACGCAGCAGTCCGTACGCTAAAGAGATCAGAAATTACGGCTGAGTTTTACTCCTTCCCCCAGAAGTATGCAACCGGAGTTGCGCAGGATGCGGAACAGTGGGAGGCATGGAAGGCAACGGTCTCCAGCATGATCGTCTTTGAGGAAAATGAGGATGGAACGCATCCGGTTCTTGGCCAGTTTGCGCAGCAGTCCGTAACACCTCACGTGGAACAGGTTCGGATGTTTGCCGCCGCATTTGCTGGAGAGACCGGACTGACGATTGAAGATCTGGGATTCCCACAGGCAAATCCGTCCAGCGCGGAAGCAATCAAGGCTTCCCATAGTGCGCTGCAGCTGACAGCACGGAAGGCGCAGCGTACATTTGGATCCGGTTTCCTGAATGTAGGATATCTGGCAGCATGCCTGCGTGATGATTGGGCATATAAGAGAGAAGTATTCTATCAGACGAAGGCAAGCTGGGAGCCGATTTTCGAGCCGGATCTGGCTGCGCTCAGCCTGATCGGAGACGGTGCGCTCAAGATCAACCAGGCAGTGCCGGATTATTTTGGCGTAGGAAATTTAAGAGATCTGACCGGAATCGAGCCGGCTCAAGGATATTGATATGGCAGCAGATATTGTGCCGGAGCTGCATGACCGGATTCATGCAGACTTTGAACGAAAAATTAATAGTAGCAAAAAGATAAAGACCTTCCGGAGTCGGTTGGAAAAGAAGACAGCCGATGCAAAGGGGGTCTCTTTATATGCAGCAGAATTGGGCGTTTGTGCAGCATATGCACTGACGCGGAATTTGACAGAAGAGAATCTTCCGGATGGGAAGCTGTACTGGAATATCCTGGAACGGACGGTGGAACCACTTCTGAAAGAGATAAATGAGCTGGTAATAGCAGCAGCTTCAGAACAGCAAAAGATCGTGGATGAAAAAGCAGGAATAAATATTCAGCCGATCGCACCGGATTTTCCGAGCTATCGGGTCCGGGATTTTATGAACAAACTGATATCTTTTGCGGAAGAGGCAGCAGATGAGTGAAGCATTTGAAAAATTTGGGAGATTATTGGATTCAGGAGTCCGAAATTTGTCTCAGTCATTTTATGATCACTATGTAGAGGCAAACGCAAAGTTCCGTTCCAAAGCCGGATTAAAGGTAACCATAGTTAGGGAAGCACTGGGCGAATGTTGTGATTGGTGCTCAGATCTGGCCGGAATATATTCTTACGATAATGCTCCGGATGACATTTATGCCAGGCACAGGGATTGTAATTGTATTGTATCTACGAAAACAGAAAAAGGAACCTGGCAGGATGCGTGGAGCAGGAAAGAATACAATTCATTCAAAGAAAACAGGATAGAAAGAGAACAAGAAATAATAAACGAAAATAAGCTGAACAATAATCGCCAAAAAAGGATTGACATAAGTGAAACTTTGGCGTATTCTAACTCTCCTGTAAACACAAAAGCATTAATGCAAATATATGATCAGGATGTTGCAGATGGGTGGATATCACCTCTTAGCAGATTTGACAATTATTTGGAACAGTACCAAAAAATTGAGGCGGAAATAATAGGACAAAGAACAAGTAATGGAATAGAAATAACAGAACAAAGTAGACACTTTATGCAAAGAGTGTTAGGTACATCACGAGATCCCAAAATTCTAAAAGAAAAACATAAAGTTGTATCACGATCTGGAGTTTCTGTAGACAGTATTAAACAGGCCTTATTTGAAGGAGAACCTTTAAGGGCGCGGATGGGAAAGGACGGAAGTTCACAGGTATTCATTGGAAAAAAATGTAAAGTAACAATTAATCCAACAACTGGAAAGTTGATTCAATGCAATCCTAGATGATTATGAAACGGAAACTTGAAACAAATTATTACAACACACTTCGGAACATGGATTTTTCGTTGATTAACAACGATATTTCTTTTGATGATGAAAATTGCATTTTTGAAACGGATGCAGAATTGTTTGATGCCGTATTTGATGACAATATAGTAGCATATGGAATGGATTCGGATCAGGAAAACTGTAATGAATATGGAAGAACTCTTTATATGTTATATGACCTATTGTTTTTTTCTGATTATGGAAAACTAGATTGAATTAAAACCAAAAGAATAATGAAATCACAAAGAAGTGGAAGACAGGAGCCGACCACTTCTTTTGTTTTGCCCTACCAGATCACGGATGGCGAAACAGCAGCTCAGCTTTATGAGCTGACAGGAAGAACGGCTCTTGAGTGGCAGAAGAATCTGCTCTATGACATTTTAGCGAAAAATGAAGATGGAAAATGGATCCATACGACCTTCGGGTACTCTGTCCCGAGACAGAACGGAAAAGGTGAGATCCTGATCATGAGGGAACTGTACGGGCTGGCCATAGGAGAACGTATCATGCATACCGCTCACCTGACCAGCACAGCTCACAAAGCGTGGGAACGGCTCCGGGATATCCTGGACATATTGGGAATCCCGTATCACTCTATAAAAGCCAAAGGACAGGAGATCATCGAGCTCCGAGACGGAGGCCGCGTGGAATTCCGGACAAGGACCACAACAGGAGGACTGGGAGAGACGTATGATCTTCTGATCATTGACGAGGCGCAGGAATACCAGACGACACAGCAGCAGGCGCTGAAGTATGTGATCTCCGCATCCGCCAATCCGCAGACGATCCTCTGCGGGACACCTCCGACACCGATCAGTTCAGGGACCGTGTTCAAGGCACGGCGGCGGGATATCCTTTCCGGAGAAAGGGAAAACTCCGGATGGGCAGAGTGGTCCGTGGAAGAGTTCAGCGATATCAAAGACAGGGATCTCTGGTACCGGACAAATCCGTCGCTGAATCTGACGGAACTGGATGAAAGGTCTATCATGGACGAGCTCAGTGCGGATGAGGACGAGATCATAGATTTCAACATCCAACGTCTGGGATTGTGGATAAGATATAACCAGAAATCTGCGATACTAAAAGGCGAATGGGATGTCCTGAAACTGCTAAGGCTCCCGAAACTGAAAGGCCGCATGAATGCCGGTATCAAATTCAACAAAGCCGGAGAAACCGTCTCCATGGCCATCGCGGTAAAGACGGAAGACGATCAGATCTTCGCGGAAGCCATTGACTGCCGGTCGATCCGTGAAGGAAATGACTGGATCATTGCATTTCTGAAGAAAGCAAAAGACGGGTTGAACAGGATCGTGATCGATGGAGCCGGAGAACAGCAGCTTTTAGCTGATGAATTACAAAAACTGAAGATGAAAAGAGTGGTCCTGCCGAAAGTGCCGGAAGTCGTGAAGGCGAATGCAGCATTCATGAGAAATCTGTACAGCGGAACGATCCGGCATATGGAACAGCCTTCGCTGGACAGCGTGGTTACCAACTGCGAGAAGCGGGCGATCGGATCCAAAGGAGGTTTTGGATTCAATGCGATCCGGCAGCAGGACGATATATCGATCATGGATGCGGTGATCCTGGCTTCCTGGGCAACGGAGGAATTTAAGGAACCGCGAAAACCAAAAGTGTATTACTAAAGAGCCGCAAGGCTCTTTTTTAATAAAAACAAATTACGTATACCGCACGGAAAGCGGGGAAAGGAAGAAACATGGCAGAATTTACACCGATCAACACGCAGGAAGAGTTTGATGCGGCTATCAAACCGAGATTGGAAAGAGAACGCGCGACGATTTCCAAGAAGTATGAGGATTATGACCAGATCAAGAGCGAAAGAGACAGTTTTGCATCTCAGATTGCTGATTTTGAGAAGTCCGCAAAGGAAAACACGGACAAAATAACAGATCTCCAGAATCAGCTGGATGTAGCAACCCAAAAAGCAAGCTCTTTAGAGGTAGAAAACCTCAAAACACAGATAGCGATTGACAAGGGACTGCCGATGGAACTTCGGGGACGCCTAAACGGAGCAACAAAAGAGGAGCTGGAAAAGGATGCAGAAAGCTTAAAAGAGATCTTCAAAAAAGAAAACCAGAAGAATCTTCCCGGTTTCCAGCCATTTTCAGGAGATTCGGACGATTACGAATCAACTGGAAAAGTAAACAAGGACAGAGCGATGCAAAAATTTGAAAAGTCGCTCAAGATCATCAATGAACAATAGGAGGTAAATATGGCAGCAACAGGAACACCTACAAATAGAACCAATATTGAGCTGGATCCTGAAACAGCTTCATTCGTTATTTCGAAGGCACAGGAGCAGTCAGCAATCATGTCTCTGGCAAGAAAGATCACCCTTCCGGGACTGGGCTTAACGATTCCGGTAATCACTTCTGACCCGGAGGCTGAGTGGGTAGCAGAAACGGGCGTTAAACCTGTTAAGAATCCGGGACTCAGTAAAAAAATCATGCAGGCTTATAAACTTGCAGTTATCGTGCCGTTTTCTGATGAATTCAGACGCGACATGTCAGCGCTTACACAGGAGATCGTCAACCGGCTTCCGCTTGCACTTGCACAGAAGTTCGATTCTACGGTCTTCCATGGAATGGCTCCTGGATCCAATTTTGATACATTTGCTGGCGTTCAGGCACAGAGCCTTACATCTGATCCGTGGAAAGCACTGGTTGATGCAGATATGGATATCGCTTCCAGCGGCAATGGTATCCTGAACGGATTTGTCATTGCTCCGATGGGACGTGGCGTCCTTCTGGGTGCTAAGGATAACAACCAGCGTCCGCTGTTCGTAAACAGTGTGGCAGAAGGCGCTATCCCGATGCTGTTAGGCCAGAAGACGATCAGCTCCAAAGCTGCTTATAAAGCTGCATCAGGCGCAAATGAGGCAGTCGTAGGATTTGCCGGAGACTGGACACAGGCTATGTACGGCATTGCAAAAGATATCACTTTGACATTCAGTGATCAGGCATCACTGATAACAAAGGATGATAGCGATAATGACGTAACGATCAACCTGTGGCAGCAGAACATGTTCGCAGTAAGAGCAGAGATCGAAATCGGCTTCAGAGCAGACACTAACTGCTTCAATGCTTTGACTTATGCTCCGACCGGAGCAACCGGCGCGACGGGAGCAACTGGAGCAACCAGTAACGGCTGACAGGTGACAATATGAAGATTCTTATCGCGGTACCAACATTTGAGACAATCTACCCTGATACATACAAATCAATCTGGGATTTGGACAAAGACGGCCATGAGGTACTGTTTGAATACGTAAGAGGGTATGATTGTGCGACAGCCAGAAACAGCATAGCGCAGAAAGCCTTGGATCTTGGAACAGACTATGTACTGATGGTAGATAACGATGTGGTCCTTCCAAAGGATGCACTGATCAACCTTCTGGATGACCAGAAGGATGTCTGTCTCGGGTACTATGCACATCGGGATACAGATAACGTCTATCGGGGCAGGACATGCGTCTGCAGGCTGTATATGCCGAACGGCGAGCTGTATTTCAACTATCCGTTGGAATCAGAGTATACGGCGGAGGAGCTGAACGAACTCAGCGATACTGGAACTTACAAGATGGAGATCCACGGAGGCGGAATGGGCTGTGCGATGATCCGGACAGATGTCTTCCGGAAACTCCGGTACCCATGGTATGACTGGGTAAATTATGCAGACAACCATAGAGGGATGCTTTCGGAGGATCTGTATTTTTGCGAACAATGCAAGAGTAACTGGATAAAGATATACACGGACACACGTGTGGGCTGCGGACACATGCTCCGGCGCGTACAATGGCCAGAGTAAGAGGAGATTAAGAAATGGCAGATAACTATGCAACAGTACAAGATGTGATTTTACTATACAGACCATTATCCCCGGAAGAGATGACAAAGGCGGAGAATCTGATCCCGATCATCTGCGACAGACTGAGGGAATGCGCATATGAAACAGGACGTGATCTGGATCAGATGATAACAGCCAGGGAATATCTTGCAAACGTGGCAAAATCGGTGGTGGTAGATGTTGTTGCAAGGAATCTGCAGACACCGACCGAAGGGCCTCCGATGACGCAGTTCAGTGAGGCCGGGAATGGGTATTCCGCAAGCGGAACGTTTCTGGTACCGGGCGGTGGAATCTTCATCAAAAATGGAGAACTCAAAGCATTGGGTTTATCCAGACCAAGATATGGTGTGATTGAATTTTATTCGGAGGGCGGACAGGATGAGTCTGATCAGTAAAGCTTCCCGCTTGAAAGGGATGACCGTGACATTGCACACGGAAATAGAAGATGGAAGAGACGAACTGAACCGCCCGAGGTATAGAACGGTTCCTATCTATGTGGATAACGTGCTGGTAGGCAGTCCTTCCGAACAGGAGATAACAGATGTCCTGAATCTCACTGGGCGGAAGGTGGTCTATGTTTTAGCGGTCCCGAAGGGGGATACGAACGACTGGACGGATAAGACAGTGGAATTCTTCGGAGAAACCTTCCGGACGATCGGAGCACCGTCACAGGGCATGGACTCCCTGATTCCTCTGGAATGGAACAAAAAAGTGAGGTGTGAAAGAATCAATGGCTGAGATCCAGTTCGAACCAAACAGCGAAGGAATCGGAGCGATGCTTCGAGGTGAAGAAATGAAAGCACTTTTAAGCCAGATCGGTCAGAAAATCGCGAATAATGCTGGTCCGGGCTATGGTTATAGTGTCAGAGACACCGGCCAAAGAGCTGCCGTTAGCGTACAGACGAGAACGAAAGCGGCGGCGAAAGACAATGAAGAGAATAACACCTTGCTGAAAGCTATGAGATAGGAGCTAAACATGATAGAAATCACGGTTCTTAACTATCTGCTATCAAAGAACCTGTCTGTAGGGAATGATGTGTATGCGGAAGTTCCAAAGGATCCACCGGATAAATACATCATTATCGAGAAGACCGGTTCGAGCCGGACGAATCGCATTGACCAGGCAATGATAGCCATTCAATCATACTCAAAAAACAGTTTACTTGAAGCCATGGAATTGAATGAAGAAATCAAACAGGCGATGGACGAGATGCCACAGATGGATGATATCTTCAGCTGCAAGCTCAATTCCGATTACAATTTCACAAGCACATCAACCAAAGAATACCGCTATCAGGCGGTTTTTAATATGTTTTACTAGGAAAGGAGAACAGATATGGCACAGACAGCGACAAATGTTTCCGCTGCAAAACCGCGGACAGGCGGCGCGGTTTACATTGC